CTGGTGAGCCAGCCATGACACACTCGAACGGCACTGGCGCCGTCGGTATGCCATTCAATATGCTCCTAGCGCCCGCAAAGTAACTTTCTAAGTTGTGCAGTTCGTCACAGGTCAGACTCAGACTCCCGCTAATTGATGTAGCAACGTGCCGCGAGCCTATCAGCATAGCCTCGCCCACTTTATCCTCGTGTCTTGGCACTAGGACTGCGTCTATGCTAATACCAGCGTCTGTCAGCGACCCCAGGTTCGAACCGTCCAGCGTCACCTTGGCAACGCCTATCGAATAAGAGACATCGCCCATCAGAATTTGCCTGTGGCGAGCGATTGCTGAAGACGCGTCATAAAGTCATTTGCGAAGAAGTCTTTGCACACCTGGTCTATCTTAGACTCCAATGTCGACTCGTCTATTCCAGCGCCGTTGGTCATCACTGCCATGGACACCGGCGCCGATACCTGAACACTGACGCCTGCAGACGCGCCAGATGCAGTCGACGTGCCAGACTTGTTTATACTGGTGGTGAGGTCGTCTAAGGCCTTCTTTAGTAGGTCTGCTGAGGTCACAAATTTGTCTATGAATGCGGACTGCACGTTCGCCTGATCTGTCAACTGTGCCAACTTGCCAGCCGGCGCTGCCTGTCCGTTAAGGTCGTACATCGGGGCGCCAGACGTGGCAATCTTTCCGGTCTCGTCCAGGGATGCGACTGGAACGCCAGATGCCGTCACCGAGGCTTTACCAAAGTTCTTTCCAAGCACAGTGAACGGGTCCCTGCGCGAGCCGTATATGACAGACGCCGTGCCGCGGTTGTCTATCTGATAGTCCTGCTCTGGCACATTGGGCTCGTATATGGGCCTATGTATGCCGGCCTCTATGTGAACGCCCTCGCCGGCAGCATTAGTCGTGTCATAGCCTGCTGCAAGACGATCCTCATAGGCATTCTTCCTGTTGATCTCGTAATTTGCCAGAACGTTCTCGCCATTCTCGCGATGGCCAATCCAATTTGGGTTCTGTCTATAAAACTCCTCTATGGTCACAGTTTCGTTTGAAGCTGCAACCTGCGCCGCATCTGAAACTGCAACCTGTGCTGTAACTGCAGCCTCGGCAGCTTTCTGCTCTGGCGCAACTGGCGCGACAGTAAGGGGAACCTTCTTAGTCTGTGCCTCCATATTCAGTTTGTCTATATCTGGCGCCAATGTGGTGTCTTTAATAAAATGCCCTTCAGCTGCAGCTATAGCAAGCGCCGCACCAGTCAACTTAGAGTGGGGTCTAAGTATTGGAAATACCTTGGTCAGTACTTTCTGCACAGACGGTCTTGTGTGGCCGTATATCCACCGTTCGAACCCATTGGCACCCTGTGCAGTTGACTCTGCCGTGTCTATGGTTGCCGCCTGCTGTGCTGCCACTTCCGCTTCCGCCACAGATACACCCTCAGGCACGGCTTGTTCTGCCACAGTTGCGCCTCTGGAAGCGAGTCTGGAAGCAAGTCTTGCCCTCAGTGCAACCTTGAGTGCGGTCTCTCCAAGCATGACAGTCTCGCCTACTGCGCGAGTGCTGCCTCCAAAAGGTAGGAAGCGCATTATTGCCTTGGCTTGTCGACGTTTGTTCTCCTCGTTTTCAGCCAGTTCTTGGTGATCCTCCTGTCGAAGACCAATATATTTGTCCAGACTTCTGTGGGCTTTTCCACCACTTGCCTCTCTTGCACTGTTAAACTCGTCCACCAGTGTGAATTCATTACTCTGAAGTGCCAGTTTGTAAGCAGTGGCGCTCTGATCTTGCGCATATGTGTCTGCATACTTGATGCCCGCTTTGCTGGACATGAGCAGCTTCAGTCCCTCTGGCTTTAACTTATTCTTAGTCAAGTCCTTGTCATACAGGTCGCCCCAGTCCTCGCGCTTAGCCTCGCCAGCCATCTGAGCAGCTGTCAGTTCCTCCTCTACTTTACGCTCTATCGGCGTTCCGACAAAGCCTCGGTCCCAGCCTACTGCGCGGATCTTGTAATGCGCAAGCTCGTGTCTGGCTGTCTGACTCTTTTCTTCAGCAGTAAGTGCCGGACCGTTCTCGCGACGATGCTCGGCTATAGTGACCACTCCCTCGTCGTACTCGCCGGAGGCCTCGTGCGGGAGAGTCGATTTGGACGTCACTAACGGCAAGTTCTTTAGCTTGCCCTGACCAAAACCTTCCTTCTCGTAGAAGTCTGCGCCTACCAACTCTTTGACTGCCTTTTGCCTCTCGGCGTTGACCTTCTCAGTCTCTTCTGGAGTCTTGTAACCAGGCACTAGTTTGAGCAGCGGTTGCAGGGACGCCAGCAGTTCCTTGAAGCCTTTAGACAGGTTGAGGGTGTCTCCGTTCAGCTCACCTAGGTTATCACCCATCTCGGTCATGGACTCTGCAGCTGTTGTCGCCTGACCTATGGGTCTAAGCAGTGCAGCGTCTTTAGAGGCTCCATCCAGTATCTTCCTGTTGGCTTCCAGATCTGGACTTACGGCATACACAGACTCCTTGTAACGTCCACTGGCCTCTGTCGCCTGCTCTTTAGTGATGACACCGGCTGTCACCTGTCTCTGTAAGGTCTCGTCGTAATGCTGCGTCAGAATAGTCTTGTTTTTGGCTGAGCTCTCGTCTAGGGCGCTTTTCTGCTCTTGCGTGTGTCTGTCTGACACTTCTTTCGCCTTAGCCACATACCCCTGTGTGTCCTTCATTATACGAAGCAGTTCTTCTCTGTCTTTGTTACTATACTCGCCAGATGCGAATTCCTGACTGAACTCTTCTAACCGCTTCGTGCCCTTTCCGACCTGCTCTAAGTCACCCTTAGTGCTTGCTTCTCTTACTACGTTGCGTATCTTTTCTGCCTGTTGGAGTTGTTCTGCAGGGTCCTTTCGCACGTCCCTGCCCATTGCCTTGGCCAGATTGGTCATGCTCTGCTCTAGAGACTTGGATATCTCTTGGGCAGTCTCAGCATTAGACCGTATCTTGTCATTCAACTGCTCACGCAGGCGCATTTCTGCCTGCAATTGAGCCTCTACCGACTTGAATGCCTTAGTACCTAGCTCTATCCGCTCGCTCTGGTACCTAGACTCTTCTGCAGTCAATTCTCGCAGTGCCTGTGGTGCCTGTTGAGATGCCGGGTACTGATCTAATATCCGCTGCTTGTTCTGCGCATGCGTAGCCTCTGCTGCCTTGACTCCAGCATCGTAATTGGCAGTCGTCTGACGATGACCTACTTCTAGTTGTGCTATAGCAGTTTCAGTCTTTCGAGTCTCTATCGCCTCTTTAGAGACGCCTAGTATGTCAAAAACATTGCTGAGCTTTATGTCAGACATCTGCGTGTTCTTGTACGCTCCACCCTTCACTATGATCCGAGGCGCCTGCACCATCTGGCCTATATCCTCGGACTGGGCCATCTCTAACTTGACCTTACTCATGTCTGCCTTCAGGTCTATGGTGCCTAAGTCAAGTTTGAGTCCCTGCGCTATCGTCTTGACAATCTCATCAGAGTGGTCCTTAGCACGCTTGAACACCTGTGTCTGGAATGCCTCAAAGTCGTCCTCTAGTTCTAACTCGTAGGCGACCTTCAATTTCTTCACATTTTCTGGGTTTTCGTGATTGAGCGCCGAGGCACTGAGGCCCTGATACTTGGTCTGCAACGCTATAGTCTTCTCTGCCCATGCACCAAAGTTCACTGAACTGACGGACATAGCTCCATTTCTGCCATCGTCTGCATTGCCTGCCAGGAATGCCTTCTCTGACAGTCCGGACAGTCCAAATACGGCTCTTGCTGTCTTATACACGGGCTGCGTATACTCGGTAGCTACTCCCATGATGCCCAACTTGCGACTCTCCTCGCCAAGTTGTTTTATAGACTTTGTGGTTTCGTCTAGTCTGCTCTTGTACAGCTGCACCAACTGTTGTTGGCCTGCGTAGCCTGGATCGGAGACCTTCATCTCGCTGAGCTTCTTTTGAGCCTCTGTCAGGTTGACGAGTTCGTCCTTGTAGTCCTGTATCTCCGACATGTGAGACTCTGCAAACCGAACCTTCGCTGCGCCGTACTCTTCGGTAGTCTCTGGCTTGTAACCAGGCACGCTCACCATCTCTCCGTAAGCTGCCTTTGACTGTGCCATAAGTTCTGTCAGGTGCTCTGGAGTGTAGGCAGCCTTTGCAGTAGTCAACTTCTTGACGGCCGCCTCCCACCCGCGCGGTCTGGTAGCCGTCAGGTCCTTCTGAAGCTCGTCGAAGATCTGTTCTGGTCTCACACCAGCTGCTAGTTTTGCCTGAGCCTTGTCCAAGAACTTAGAGTCTACGTTGAGCTTATTAGACTTTATGACGTCTTGAAGGACGCTCATGCCCTCTGCCTGGAAATACGTCTGAGACCGCTTATCTGAAGGAGCACCAAGCGCGCTTCCGAGGGCCTCAGCCCTGCCTGCGGTCTCCAGAAAGGCTGCTCTAGCGGTGGCTGCATGCATGCGCGGCGCGTCCGAAGATTCGGCCATCTCTGCCAGACGCTGGCTTATTGCTTGATGCACGGCACCGCCAAAATCTGTGTTGGCTGTCTCCTTATTTATCTCTCCAAACAAGGCCTCTATCTTCTGGGGGTTGAATGCGATGCCTCTAGTCCGAATGACACTCATCAGTTCATCAGTCCGTGCACCTACAGCATTCTTGCCCTCCTCGCTTCTAACCTCCTCCGTCGTGGCAAACTGCCTGGCGCCGGTGTACATGCCTCGTTTCAATCTATCCAAATCCTGGGTACGACTGTACATGCGCACGGCATCCAGAGCGTCCTGTGCCCTGACACCTGTGTCCTTCGGACGGATATCGTAGGTCTCGTGGTGTCTCATGTATTCGTCAACGTTTACAGTCTTGCCAGTCCGAGCATCTACTGACTCAAACATACCGGTCCTAGCTAGTACATTCCTGGCATTTATCACCTCTGGTCGGGCCGTCATCCCCAGCGCGTGGGCGTTGTCATACTTAGCTGCGGCCTCCAGATTTTCCTCTAGGCTACTTCGCAACTCGCTGGACCTCTGGGCTGCCTTGAGTTCCGGCACGCCAGCCTTATCTTCTCTGTAAGCCTTGATGCCGTAATAGCCGCCTACACCCAGGGCTGTGCCAGCTAGAACCCACGGGTTGAAGAACGGCGCCACCATACTACTCACACTGGTGAATATCTTGTTACGCACTGGCTCAGTAGGAGCCTCGGCCTTCTTGGCCAGCCAACCGATGAACCTGTTAGACGGTGCCTCTGTATTTACCTTCATGCCAGAGAGCGCACCGGACAGCATAGGAGGCAGCACTATGCCTGCAGCCCCTAGCAGCATGTTTCCAGCACCTAACGTAGCTCCTACACCGGCGGCAGCACCCATCATGCCTTTCACACCAGACGGCGTAATTCGAGCTAGTCTCTCTGCCCAACCTGTAGCGTCTGCCAGAGCCTCAGTTGCAGCCTTTGCCGGTTCCAGTATGCCACTCCAGAACGACACCTTGAGCGTTGTCAGAGTATTTGACAGTCGCTGACTCTGGCCCTCGAAGGTATCCATCTGGCCCTCAGCCATGGCCGATGCCCTGTCAGTGCCAGTGATCCTTGCCTTGAACGCATCGAACTGACCGGACATGTTCATCAAGGTGGTGATGTTGCCTGCGACGCGCTTGTCTAGACCTTCAAACGCGTTCTCGACGTTGAAACCCCTGCCGCTCATGGTCTGTATGATCTGACCGAACGAGTGTAACTTTGGGTTGACATCGTCGGCAGACATGCCGACGCGGCCTAACTCTTCCTTGAACCTAGAAGTGGGCGCTATGAACGCGCCCAAGATGCTACGGAGCGACGTGCCGATAGTGGATGACTTGACACCGGCATTCGACATGAGGCCCATAGCAGTCTCTGCGTCTTCCAGGGACAGACCAGCCATATGCGCAGTAGATGCCACGTAGTTGAGCACCGTACCGAGGGACTCCAGTTCGAGTTTGGACTCTATGGTCGCCGCCGCCAGACTATTGGTGACCTCGGCAGCAGCAGCAACCGGAGCTCCGAACGCCATCAACACAGTAGTGGTAATGTCTGCAGATGTCTTCAGACTGGATAATGTCGCAGTAGCCAACATGGCTATGGGCCCTATGATCTGTAGGGACTCGCCAGCCTTGTATCCAGCCTGACCCAGTATGACCAGACCCTCACTGAGCTCCTTCGGAGACACCTTAAACGCCTGTGTCAGTCCGAACACCTTGTTCTGCAGTTGCTCCATCTGAACGCCAGAAGCCTCAGCGATCAACTGCACGTTCTTCATCTGCGCTTCCCAGTTCTTGGTCTCTCCAATAGCGCCGAACGTGGCGCCCTTGGCTGCACCTGTCAATATGCTGGCTCCAGCCCACTGCATCTGCCACTTAGAAAGATCGACTAACTGCTCTGTGAATGACACATGCTCGGCGCCCTTGAAGAACGGTCTGCCTGCCTGATTAGCGGTCTGTTTAATCTGCTCGGAGGTCCACAGCGATCCGCCGTAAGCCGACCTGTCGATGCCCCGCTGGGTGACCTGTTTGGCAAGCGCGTCTGCTTCCTTGAATTCGTCGTATGTTGCGGTCCGTCCACGGTCTGCTGCATGTATGCGGGCGTTTGCCTGTATGGACTTGGCAATGAGCTCCTGCTGCGACGCCTCTCTGTTTATGCCAGCATTTGCCACCTCCTCTGTCCACATTCCTGGCTGCCACATAGACTGTGTTGACACCTTGGACTGCAGTTCTTTTGCCTGCTCGTGTTTAGCACGAAGGTCGGCGATGGCCGTATCCCTGGCTGCGAACTTCTCTCCAGGTGCCACTCCGCCGGACATCTCTACCTGCCGTATGGCCTCATTGAGAGCCTGTACCGCGGCACGTCCAGTCTTTATCTCGTTGGCTAACTTTATGAACTGACCCTCTGGCTTACTCAGAGACACGTCGTCTATCAGTCGCATCTCAGTATTAAGCTCTGCCATGACCTTCTTGACAGACTGTCCCTTGGACAGCATGGCTGACAGCGTGCTAGTCTCCGTCGCACTACCTGTGCCGCTGCTAGTCAAAATCTGCGTAGCAGACTGGAACTTCTGCACGTTGCTGGAACTCTGCTCCTTCACTCCAAACAGTTTAACTAGACTATCCACACCTGTCACACCGGACTTCGACATCACGTCCTGCAGAGATAGACCTACCTTGCCAGGCTCCATGCCCCAGTCAGACATCTGCCGATTGGTACGGAGCGCCGCCTGGAACAACTCAGGATTGAACTCCAGGCCGAGAGACGCGCCGAGCTTAGAACCAGAGCGCATCAGACCCAATCTCTTGCTGACTATTTCGTTGTGAGCCTGGGCCGCGTACGCATCCCTGTCACCCTCGTGTTCTGGTGCAGCGATATCGTAATTCATCAACTCCTTATCGAGATCCTGCTTGTGCGCTCCGAGTTGAGCTAGCTTCTCCGGAAGCCTGCTTAGCAGTTCAGTGTGCATCAGCGCGTCGTCAGACGACATCCTCTCTCCAGATTTGAGGTTGCGCTTTACCTGCTCCAATTCAGTGAGCTTGGCTATGTCAGTCTCTACAGCTTGTGCCAACTCGAAGAACTGGCTAGTCACCTTTTGTAGGTCTGTCCCGTTGAGCTCGCCCATCTTCTGATAGAGCTGTTCCACCTCCTTACCAGCTAACTGGTTGCGCTCTGACATCACGTCCATGCGTGCAACTGTAGGTAGTGCATGAACGTTAGTCTCGAGATTGCCAACTGCCTTAAACCGCGCAAGCGAGGGCGACTCCCTGCTCATCAATTCGTCAAATCGTTCTGGCGCCAACTTAGATATGTCAGACATGCCGAGACCGTAGTCTCCAGGATTCAGGCCGAAGTGCGAGCTCAGCACGTTTCTGTGACCCATGAGCTCTTTCAGCAAGCCTGGCGTGAGACCGGTGGAACTCTGGGCGACTGCCATCGAGGCCACTGCCTTCTTCACAGCCTCTTGCTGCAAAGCAGCGAAGTTTTCCACGGCTGCAGACGTTGTCGTGGCACGTCCTTCTGGCGTTGCAAAGTCAGGTGTCTCAGTTTCTATACCTGCAGTCTTTGCCAGATACCGGTCTAGGGCAGTCATATGTATGGTGCCAGTCTGTTGTTTGGCAGTCAGGTCTTTCATCCTGCTTGCCTTCTCAGGACCTGGCAACTCTGCAGCCTGCACCAGTTCTAGTTCTTCCTGATTGACATTCCAGGTGCGCTGCGCCTTGGCTCGAGCCTTGCGAATGCTCTCCACGTCGGATGCACCTGTGTCGTATCTGGTAGCGTGCAGTACGTCCTCGGTGACGAACAGATCAACGTCTGCAGTGGCTGTCTGCGCCTTGCGTGCCCTATACCCAGCAGCCAATTCCATGTCATATGGTGTCTGCCGAGCACGATGACCCAAGGCGATGTCTGGAGTCATCCGTGGCTCGGTAGGACGTGCAAAACCAAAGTCTTCTATGCGTATGCCAGAGTTCTTCAGACTAGCTATAGTCGTGTCAAAGTCTGCCTGTGCGAAGCCTTTGTCTATGCCAGTGGATCTGGCCATCGCCGTTTCCAAAGTCTTGGCATGAGTCAGAAGCTTGTTGAGGGCTGCCTTGTCCTTTCTCGCTATCTGGTCATTGACTTCCAGCATCCGGTCGAAGCCAGTCTTCTTCTCGTCCAGTGCCTTTACCTCAGCTTCATAGTATGCCGCCTCACTGATGCCCTTAGCAAGCGATTCCTCATAAGAAGCATCTGTGTGAGCCGGCACGTCCTTCAGAAACTTATCCTGATCGCCCTCACCCTTGCCCTCGTTTAAGGTCCTCTTAGCCTCTACCTGGTGCACCAGTCTTTGCGTGCGCGTGAGTGCGCCGATGCGACGACGTTCGTAGTCGGCCCTCTGTCTGGCCCTCTGTCTGGCCTCATCCTCAGACTGAGACCCTTCTGATGGTCCTGCCTCAGTGAACCACTCGACCTTATGTGGCCCTTCGTTACCAGGTTGTCCTGAAAAGTCAGAGGCAGATGCGCCCCTGAATAGGTTACCGCTAATCCTACTGCGCGATTCGTTGAACCGAGCACTGCCGCGTTCTCTTCTGGCCTGTCTATCAGCAGCTGCAGCACGCGTGGCTCGCTCTGACGCTTCCAATTCACTAGCTATGCTGTCTACAGTATCAGCATAGGCAGTTTCTGGACTCTCAATAGCGCTGAGTACTGCATTTTTTGCTAGACCCTCATAATTTACTGAAGTACCAGTCTTAGACTTCTTTTTTTCTGCGGTCTCTTTCAACCCTGCATACACAGTCTTGGCTTGACTTAACCAAGCTGCTGTTTGTTTGTTGACGTGTTCGTCACTGGCGCCTCTGAACAGACCTTGTCTGACGTCTGTAGACTGCAAAATCTTTTCTAGGTCTGACGGCTGTTCTCTGAGTACCAATTGAGGCGACAAGTCTAGAAACCCGCGATGTTTGCTTATTAAAGTTGCAAACGCATTCTTTGCTGCATTTGCATTGATCTTGTCAGATTCCTTGACATACCTTGACTCTGGTGTGTCTGCAGACAAATCTATGGTCTCACCTATGCGTTTTTCGAGCCCCTTCTCGATGTTCAGTTTACCTGATTTGGCGCCTGCAATCTTCTCCAAGCCCTCTAGGGCAAACTTTACTACGGGCTTCTCTGCTAGCGATTCAAATGGTGCTGCTGTCCACGCGCTCTTGCCTGCCTCGCCCTCGTGCACTATACCAACTCGGAGATACTTGCGAATGGACTCTGGAGTCATAGCCCCATAGCCCATCACTTGGCCTACGTGGTGTGCCGTGTTCTTGCCCTTCTCCAAGAGTCCTGACATAGTGATATCTGGTGGAAGTGGTGTTTCTGGACTCTTGGCGTCAAACGCGTACAGCATGCGTTTCCACTGACCCTCAACCATCTCTGGACGAGTAGCTAGTATGTCAGGGTGACCAGGTACCTTCCCTATGGTGCCTTCGTGTTCGGTGGTGCCCTTCTTGGACTTAAGCAACGTGAAACCCTGCTCTTCTAGAAACTGCTGCGCAGGACCTCGTTCATAGGCCAACCCACGCTCTATGTTCTCGTGCATGGCCACGATTCTGGTGCGGTCAGACAGATTGTCTGTCTTTCTAGGAAATCCAACGAAGCCTCCGCCAACCACAGGTCTGGAGGCGGCGTCTGCCTGCTTCTGCACTTCTCTGACTGCGGCAGCAGCTCTTTCCTGTGAAGCAACGTAGTTAGACAGGTCCGCTTGGTACGACACGTTATCGGCGCTCTGCGGTTTTGGTTTCTTAGCATTGTTTGCTTCCACCACTTCGGCACCGGCATCCATCAGTCTGGCCATGACAGACTTTATGCCAAACTTTTCAGTAGTACCGTACTTAGCTTCGAATTCTGCCTTGGTCTGCGGGGCCGTGATCGCGGCACTGCTGAG